AAGCTACTTCTATTGTGCAAAAGCGAGCAAGAAAGATAGAGATGAGGGCAACAATCACCCAACAGTCAAGCCAAGAGAATTGATGCGCTATCTGTGTCGCCTGGTCACACCGAAAGGTGGGGTTGTGCTTGATCCATTTATGGGCAGTGGCAGCACAGGCAAAGGTGCATTACTGGAAGGATTTAGGTTTGTTGGTATTGAAATGGAGCGAGAGTATTTTGATATTGCTTGTGCCAGATTGGAAGCTGTGCAGAAGAATGTGCAAGTGAGTTTGTTTGATGGGAAGGATGACTAAAGGTTGTCTCAGGCTACTGGGGTATTCGGCGCTGTTTGTAAGTTGTGTTGCGGGCCTCATGGCTATATTGCCGGCGGTGCTTTGGTTTTACGCGGGCGCACTGGCCAATGATCTAATGGCTCGGAGTGATAATTGTGATTAAGTTACTGGATAGGGCGGCAGCTAGAGAAGCACTGGCTGATGTAGGCGTCGGCTTCTTCATGGCGTTTCCGGTCGCCCTTGCCGTCCTATCCTTTACCACCTGGATGAACTTTGGAGTGATAACTACGGCCGTCTTTCAGACGCTAGTGTTCACTATCGTGTCGTTGTTGCGAAAGTATTTTGTACGGGTACACTTTAAGAAGATGAACGGTGAATATGAATAAGAGGATCTTCTTGACGGAGTTTACCTGGGACGGGACAGACTACACTGGCCCGAACATTATCGCGGACACTCACGATCAAGCCGAGCTGATTTGTGAAAGCTTGGGCTGTCGAGTGGTGGGCGAGCTGACCGATGTGATAGTGGCGGAGGATGGATATGAGACACTGCATTAAGGTCATGCTGGGTTGTGTCAGCTCTGGCAGAAGAAGGATTGAGGTTGGCTTATGAGCAAATGTATTGATATAGGGTTACCTAACACTGTGCTGTTACCTGTGCTCAAAGCCTTATGTTTACTGGGTTTATACTATATAAGTGTATAGTGTATCTATAAATAAGAATATAATATAAAGGCAACATAACACATAAAAACACCCGTTATAGGGCCTTAATGACTATACTAACTTGGGTAGGTGTACACTTACCCCTTGGAGGGAGATATGAGCGATTATGAATTTATATATAACGACAACATGAGTTACGATGATAACTTTAACAAGTGGTATTATATGAACTGTGCTGAGAGATCTGATTTTAACGAGAGGACATATAACGAAGAAGAAGGTCGATTAGTGTTCGACAGAATGTATAAGAAAAAACGCAGACGATATGGCGGGTAGACCTAAAAAAGAAAAGCCATCACTTGTGTCGGTTCCAGATACCTTTGAGAAGGACGACGAGCATGGGCTGACTGCAATGCAAGCGAGCTTTGTTTGGCATTACACTGAAGGCGCTTGCAGTCAAACTGAAGCAGCTCGCAAAGCTGGATTTGAATTCCCAGCTAACTCAGCCAGCAAGATGCTCAACGGTAAGAACTTTCCTAATGTAACCAAAGCGGTTCGCATTCGCCAGGACGAACTGGCAGAGAAGTATGCGATCACGCCAACAAAGACTGGCACGATGTTGTGGAAGGTAGCGGAGACTGCGTTTGAAAGCGGGCATTACAATGCAGCTGTGTCGGCCATCAAAGAACTTAATCAGCTTGCCGGCTTATCGGTTAACAGATCCCAGAACATTAATATCAATGCCAACCTGGAGACTATGACCAAGGAAGACATCAAGGAGAGATTGTCTAAACTTTTGGGTGCAGAAGTCGAAAGCAAACCCGAACAAGATTTCTAACGAACTTAACCACGTCCTGGCCCCGCCAGCCGGCGGGCGGCCCAGAAATCCAAAAAAATCCAAAAAATCCCGTAAGTCATTGATTTTACAGAACTTTTGGCGTGCCAGCTGTCGCGCAATAATACAAGGGCGCGTGACCTGAGTGTGCAGACCGGTCACCGGCATAAGTTTGCGCACCAGGTACACTGTACACTGACGCCCACAAAACCCTTGTATAATGCGGGCTGTAGCGATAGGGGTCCCTTGGACCTGGTTTTTTCTGAGATCTTGGACATTTTTGTTGACCCGACCCCCCAAGTAATGTGCCGGCCCTATGGCGCGAAGGTTTAAACTAGGTTTACCACATAGAATCACCAAAATTCTGTATGGAAATTCAGCACCTACTTTCGCGCCGGTTAGATGCTATACTTGATAACCATGTCAGCACTAAGTCGCACAAAAGGCGCAACATTTGAAAGAGCCGTAGTAAAAGAGATCAACAATTTCTTCAACAAAGAGGGTATCGATTTCAGTTGCAAGCGCAACCTGGATCAATACCAAACCGCTAACCTTACTGACATTGACATTCCATTTCACTCGATCGAATGCAAGCACTACAAAGAGGGATGGGCTTACAAACCCGAATGGTTGAAACAGACCATTGAGGCCGCGGGTGAAAAAATACCGGTTTTGATTTTTCGGTACAACCGAAAACCCATACAAGTTTGTCTACCAATGTACGCTATAAATCCGGAATGGGAGGTAGACCCCTATTTGAATTGTGTAATTTCTATGGACCAGTGGTTTGAGGTTATGAAGCGTAACTGGGACCTCTATCGTTGCAAATTTAGCTCAACCGTTTAATAATATATTTATGGCCATCCAAAAAAACACACAGAAAAAATTAAAAAAAGTATCCAAGGCCCTAAAAAAAGCGAGCAGTATGCACGCCAAACAAGCAAAAACATTGGATGCGATCAAAATGAAGAAAGGCGGGATTCCTAGTAATGTAAAAAATCCATCCCTTTACTCAAAAGCCAAATCAAAAGCCAAGGCAAAATTTGATGTGTACCCGTCTGCATACGCCAATGCGTATATGGTGAAGGAATACAAGAAAATGGGCGGTACATACAAGGCCGAGGGAGGCGAAATGAAAAAAAATTTAAAACCCGTGCCGGCGGGCAACAAAGGACTGGGTAAGTTGCCGACCAGGGTAAGGAACAAAATGGGCTTTTATGAGAACGGCGGAACCGTAATGGTCCAGGGCAGAGGCTGTGGCGCCATGATGGAAAGTAAGCGCAAGAAGACCAGAGTACCTCGTGGCTAAGACTCAAGGCGGCCTTACTAAGTGGTTCAAGGAAGATTGGGTTGATATAGGATCTCCCAAAAAGGGCGGCGGGTTTAACAAGTGCGGGCGATCAAAACAAAAGGCTGACGCCAAAAGAAAATACCCAAAGTGCGTGCCAGCATCCAAAGCTGCAAGCATGAGCAAATCACAAATCAAATCCGCGGTTACCCGCAAAAGATCTAAGAAACAGGGTGTTGGCGGTAAACCGACTAACGTAAAAACATTTGCAGCTTATGGTGGAGCCGTCATTAAGAACCAAAACTCTGGTTTATACGGTAGAGGCTAATGGCTGAAATCCAAGACGACGGTTACCTGGAGCGAATCAAAGACTTTTTTGCTCAGCAAGCTCGCATAAAAATAGAGCGCGACATGATGATGGCTGAAGCCCAACGCGCTGCTATTGAGAAGCTAACACCCACCAAAGCGCAAGCCGCTTACCTGGGTGCCCAGTTTGCACCTTTAGCTGGAGGCTTAGATGCTGCTGGTCGGATGGCAAGCTTTCCGTCCAGCGAAGTTGGTATAGAGGACGCATTTTCTGGTGAGTTGATGCCGTCCCTGGCCGAAAATTTAGATGAGGGCAGATATTTTGATGCGGGACTCCAAAGCCTGGGAGTGCTTGGTGATGCTGCTTACGCCATACCTTTTGTTGGTCCAGTAGCAGCTGGGGTCCTAAAGGCCCCAAAAATCGCGAAAGGCTTGCTGTCAGCGGGGCGTGCGGGTAAAGGCAAGGAAATCGACCAGGGCATAGGTGCATTGCCTAGAGCTGGGACCACAAGCTTGAAAGTAACGCCAGACACAAACTTGCCAAAAGAAATGGCAGAAATTGAAACCAGGTTTACACAACAACTCAATGCAGATTTAGATGGCGCGATTGACCAATACAAAAACTTGCCCGACTCAGATGGCGGCAGAATTATTAATACCGATCTAGCCAGGGAGCTTAGCCCAGATTATGTGGCCGATAGAACATTAAGCGCAGCGGTTCACGAACCCGCTTCAGCATTCACCAAAGCCTATTACGCCAAGTTACTATCAGAACCGGCAGCTCCTGGTAAATTTAACGAGGTGTTATTTACAGGTGGCGGAACTGGTGCTGGTAAATCTACGGCCCTGGAAGATGCTTTATTAGAAAAGACCGTTAGATCTCAAATTGTTTACGACACGAATCTTGCGGGATTCCCAAGCTCAGTGAAAAAAATTGATGAAGCCCTGGACGCTGGCAAAGATGTGACGATCGCTTATGTATACAGAGATCCAATCGAAGCTTTGACCGGCGGAGGTGAGTTTGGTGGTGGTGCTATACAAAGAGCAAAACGCATGGGACGCACCGTGCCTGTTGACATTCACGTCGGCACCCACGTTAGATCTATTGAAACAGTAAAAGACTTGGCAAAGCATTACGATGAAAACCCAAACGTCAGAATTAGGCTTATTGACAACACTGGAGGCAAGGGAAAAGCTTTTGATGCTGGCAATGACTTGTCAGGATTACCAGAATACGACTATAATGAATTATTGAAGGAGGCTACAGATGAACTTGTTAAGGCCCGTAAAGAAGGCTGGCTACCACAAAAACTCTACGAGGGATTTGTCCCAACTAAAGCGGGTAGTTAGACCGGACCTTAAAAAAAGAGACGACGAGACGTTTAGCGCGCTGGTAAACAATATTAATCGCAATACAACCAACCGCTAATCTGCGGTGTTCTTATGAACAGATCAGATATGCCCGAACAATATAACAGGGGTGGATTTGCTCAAAGATTTCAAAACCCTATTCCTTACCGACGAGATTATGTTGGGCCTTCTGCCCAAATGTTCGGCAAGATTTTTGCTAATCGTACCGGCATAGGCAGTTTACCTGGAGCAAGAAATTTTGCTGGCCGAGGGTTTCAAATGCTTGGCCAAGGTATGCAATCATTACCATTTGCAAGAGGCATAGGGAATTTGCTCAATCGTGCAGCCCGTCCAGTTAATACGGCGATGGGTTTTAGGGAAAGAATGAATCCTAGAAACTTAATGATGGGCGGTATACGGGGATTGTTTGGCGGGAGAAGACCTGAACGCAGACAACGCCGAGGTGGTTTTTTTGCAAACCGAATGACGCTTAATCCTTTTGAAAGAGCAGAGCGACTAAGAACCGCGGTTT